GGTGGCAGCATTCAGTTCTGACTCGAAATCATCCACTATAATCAAGTTTGGACGGGTATCACCCTGAATAAAGCCACGGACACGCTGCCCAGTACCCACAGCTACCATTCTTGTCCCATTCTTTAGCACGATATCGGTTCCGGTCCATTTAGCAGCCGTATCACTACCTCTAGCCCCATATAGGGTCCTATATATCTCAGAATGGTCTAGATGGTACTTTATCCGGGATAAGAAGTTAATACTCTGTGCTTGGGACTCAGATATGATAACTATAAACAGTTCTTCTGCCGGTTGCTTGAATGTAGCCATATAAAGAGGGAGAATGAGACTACAGACCGTACTTTTCGCAGTTCCCCTTGGAGCAGCGATCATAACCCTCTTCGTATTAGCATCTAAAAGAGATTTGTATATCTCCTGATGGAAATCAGGGATTGTTCTTCTTAAAGCCTTGGGAAAACAGGTCTGACCAAACTTACCCATATTGCGGGCAAGCTCTAAACCTGTTTGGATTAGATGGTATTTCTCTTCGCCATCAAGATTCGTCAGACTTGGCTGACTGAGTAAGTTGCTCAACAGTACCCTCCGCTTCCTTTGATTCACCCTTTATCTGCAAAATCTCGCCAAGCATTTTCGTATCAAACACGCCTTCTATCTGTTCTTGCTTCAATTTGACCTTATCTTCCCTTGACCAACCCTTATAGTTCGATAAATCCTGTAATATACCCCGTCTTAGCTTAAACTGCTCTAAAAGAGCTACTTGATCAGCTGATGCGGATTCTACGTCTTGTTTTAGCTTATCCCACTCTTCTGCAAGCTTTTCATCCGTTATACCCTGCTTTTCAAGCATTCTGACCTTCTCATTCTGCACCGCCATCTGGAACTCCTTAGTATTTGTTACTCTCAGCCATCTATCTCTCTGGGATAAAGTTTCAGGTGCTACTACTTCATCTATAGCCTTTAAAATAGGTACCCTTCTAGCAACCATGTTCACCAAAGCTTTTGTAGCCTTCTTTGACATCTCCCTCTCCATCTCGCTCCTCTTGCTGGCAATATGAACACTTTGCCGTCCCTTCACAACGAATTGGGGGCTACTGGACCATGTTACACCACTTCCAAACTTTATATAGTCTCTTTCCCTGTTATTTTCCCTTAATCTTTCCCTAGAGTAGCATTCTGCTATTCTTCCATCGTCAGAGCAACCATAGTCCCCTACTTGGGCATGTTTCCAGTAAACATACTTAATACCCGCTTTTCTAGCCTCTTTCTCCGTATAAATAGGGTATACCCTCTTCCCAGTCTTATGATTTATAGTTACTTCATACATTAAAAGGTTTCCACCAACCCACCCTGCTCAGGAAGGACTGAGCCACTAGCCGAGGAGAGATCAAACTGCCAAAGCCCTCCG